AAGCAGAGAATAGCATACAGGCGCTTATTGACAAGCATCACGAATCGCTGGCCGAGCCACCTCGAGGTCATATGGGGTGCAGCCAGCTCGGTCACCCATGCGACCGGTGGCTGTGGTTGTCGTTTCGCTGGGCGGTACAGCCGAAGTTCCCCGGTCGCGTGCTACGCCTTTTTCGCCGTGGCCAAAATGAAGAGGCGACCATTGTGTCGGACTTACGCGCCATTGGCCTCGATCTGCGTATGACCGGCCCCAAGCAGCAACGGGTCGACCTTGGCGCTCACGTTTCCGGCAGCATTGACGCCATCATTGAATCTGGCGTGCCCGAGGCACCGAAGAAACGCCATGTTGCCGAGTTCAAGACGCATAGCAAAAAGAGCTTCGACGCGCTTGAGAAAGATGGTGTAGAAAAGTCCAAGCCCGAGCATTTCGTGCAGATGCAACTGTATATGCATGGCACCAAGATCGACCGAGCGCTCTATGTCGCCGTCTGCAAAGATAACGACCAAATTTATACCGAGCGAGTCCGATATGACAAGGAAATCGCCGAAAAGTATATTCGTCGCGGTCACTACTTGGCGCTCGCAGACCGAATGCCGCCACCTATCAGCACCGATCCAAGCTGGTACCAATGCAAGTTCTGCGACGCGCACGAGTTCTGCCACAGTACGCGCCTGACCAAACACGTTAACTGCCGCACTTGCGCGCATAGCACCGCGACGCCAGATAGCACTTGGCGCTGCGAGGTGCATGAGGCCGACATACCAATCGAATGGCAACGACAGGGTTGTGGTGGTCACACCTTGCACCCAGACCTTGTGCCGTGGGAACGCAAAGACGGGTTGGACGAATGGACCGCGGTCTATGTGATTGATGGAAAAGACGTTGCCAATGGCGAAGGTGACGCCCACGTCTACACCAGCCGAGAGATCCTGGCCAACCCGTCGGCGTGCGCTAACCCGAGCGAGCAGTTGACCGAGCTGCGCCAGCAGTTTGATGGGAGGATCGTAGGGTGATGTTACAATGCAAATATTCTGACTAAGCAAGGATATTTGCATTATGGGCAAACAAGCAATCAACATGATTGGGTTTAAGTCCAACAGATGGACCGTCGTATCTGAAGCAACAAAGCCGATAAATGCAAAACAAACTGGAAAATTTTGGAATTGCATTTGCGAATGCGGAACAACAAAAATTGTTTATGGCGAAACGATCAGAAGTGGAAGCAGCAAGTCTTGTGGTTGTTTGAAGATTGAGAAAAGCGCAGTTGCTATGAAAACAATGCGAATGCGTCAATCAGGATCTTTGCGTGATCGCTTTTTTTCTCGGTTTGTCAAACTTGATAACGGTTGCTGGCAATGGAGATCACATACAGACAAAGATGGATATGGCGTCTTGCCTGGTGATCGTCAAAGCACAAGAGCGCATCGACTTTCTTACGAAATTCACCGAGGCGTTATTCCTGATGATCTTATTGTTTGCCACCATTGCGACAACCCAGGCTGTGTGAATCCAGATCATTTATTTATCGGCACACAAAAAGATAACGCACAAGATGCATTGAAAAAAAGACGCCATTACGTCGGTGAGAAAAATGGACGGTCTAAATTGACTGAAGAAAATGTTAAAGAAATATTGAACTCCAATATCAATGGCCAGCAATTGGCAGACAAACTTGGAGTAACTAGATCAACAATAAACAAAGTCAGAAAAGGCATTACGTGGAAAAAATAAACCTGAGGGAATATCAATCACGTGCAATTGAAATGCTTTACGCATGGTTTGAAAAAAACGCAACTGGCCATCCAGTTCTTAACATGCCTGGCGGCTCTGGAAAATCCGTAGTGATCGCATCGTTGGCAAAAGATGCGCTGCAAAACTGGCCAGACACGCGAATTTTGATGCTTGTGCATTCCAAAGAATTAATTTTGCAAAACGCCGACAAGCTGCGAAAGCTGTGGCCTGGTGCGCCTCTTGGAATTTACAGCGCCAGTGTTGGTAAGCGCCAGATGGGAGAGCCAATCACATATGCTGGTATTGGTTCTGTGGCTAAACGCGCCAATGAAATTGGCCATATTGATCTGTGCATCATTGATGAAGTGCACGCTGTATCAACTGCTGAAAGTGGCATTTATCGGAAATTGATTTCCGATTTGCTGGAGATCAACTCGGCAATGCGGATCGTGGGCCTTAGCGCCAGCCCATATCGTCTTGGACAAGGACTAATAACCGAAGGTCCGACTGCGATCTTTTCCGAGATTCTTGAGCCAGTGAGTATTGAGGAATTGGTTTTTAAAACTCACCTTGTGCCCCTGCGCTCAAAAATTACCAAGCATAAGTTGGACACGGATGGATTGCATAAACGCCAGGGCGAATACATCGCATCCGAGATGGAAGCTAAGTTTAATACCGATGACCACAATAGTGCTGTGGTGCAGGAAATCATTGAAAAAGCAATCGGCCGCAAGCATTGGTTAATTTTTTGCTCTGGTGTTGCTCACTCTGAGGCTGTGGCCGAGTGCCTGCGTGCTGCCGGCATTGCTGCCGAAGCCTTGGATGCAACGCACAGTAAATCAGAACGAGAGCGCAAGCTGGCAGACTTTGAATCAGGCAAGTTGCGTGCGCTGTGCAACGTGGGAATTTTGACCACTGGTTACGATTTTCCTGCGCTGGACTGCATCGCATTTTTGCGGTCTACGATGTCACCAGGACTTTATTTGCAAATGGCCGTGCGAGGCATGAGGCCACATACTGGCAAGGTCGATTGCCTAGTGCTGGACTTCGCCGGTGTGGTAGCAACACATGGCCCTATCACCGCTGTGCAGCCACCTACCAAGGCTGGCGACGGAAATGGCGAGGCACCAGTCAAGGTTTGCGACAACTGCGACGAGCTGGTGCCCATCAGCGCCCGCGAATGTCCCGCCTGCGGCCACAAATTCCCCGAGCCAGAGCGTAAGAAACTCCAGCTCCACGACGACGACATTATGGGCGTCGAAGGTCTGGATATGCAGGTCACACAATGGACCTGGCGCAAGCATATAAGCCGCACCAGCGGGAAGGAAATGGTGGCCTGCACCTATTACGGGTGCCTCAGCGACCCGACGGTTACCGAATATTTCCCGGTGCTGCACGAAGGCTACGCCGGCCAGATGGCCGTGCAGCGCGTAGCGTCTATCGCGCAGCAATCCGGCGCACAGCTCACGGGTCGGCAATCACTTGACGAGACGGTGATCTATCTCAACCAGGCGCAGCACCCGAGCGAGATTGAATACAAACGCGATGGGAAATTTTTTCGAGTGATTAAAAGGGAATGGAATGCGACTACCGACTGAGCATGAGGAACAACGCGAGCTGGTGCAATGGTTTCGCCGCACGTTCCCTGGCGTCCGCATCTTTGCGATACCCAATGGCGGGCTTAGATCGCCCTCTACGGCGGCGCGACTCAAGGCGGAAGGGGTAAGTAGCGGCTTGCCTGATCTGTGCGTCCCAGCGTGGCGCTTGTGGGTTGAAATGAAACGCGCCAAAGGCGGCGTTGTCAGCCCCGAGCAGAAAGATTGGATTGAATATCTGAGTTCGCACGAATACTGGTGTATAGTGGGGAAAGGTGCGGAAGACGCAAAGACCAAAATTCTTAACTTCAAAGAGTTGCCATGACAAAAGATCGTTACTTGACCATTCGCCTGCCTGCCGACATTGAGCAGGCCCTGCGTAAACACGCCGAGGCCAACACCCGCACGCTGGTGGCGCAAGTGCTGCACTATCTGAAGCAGGGCATGGCGAAAGAAAAGGTGAAAAATTAGGGTTTGTCCCTATATGCGATGTGCGAAATTGTGGGAAGATACATCCATCAACAACGCAACAGGAGCAAAAAATGTTTGACACCGTAACCGAGTTCACCCCCCGCGCCAAGCGTCCCGCGTACACGCAAGAGCAAATGAATGTTGCTTTTAACAAGGTCGCTGATCCCAAAAATTGGAAAAACCGCGTTAACCGCATCGTGACTGTTGCCGACGATGCCGAGCGCGATCTGATCGCTCAATCTGTCATTCACTTCACAGGTTCTGTTGCCGAATTTGTGGAAATTGGCGACAACAAATACCGCGTAACTGCTGATGGTTATTACGCCGCTATCGGTGCCTAATCTACACAACACCATGCGCGACACCCTAGCCGCCCTCCTTTGCGCCGCCCTCATCGGCGCACCCTTCGCCTACTATTTTCTGTGGGTGATGCAACCATGAACCACACCGAGGCAGACTACATCACCGCAGGCTACCGGTACGAGGTTGCCAAGCAATCGCTTGCCGAGGCTCAACGCATTCGCACCATGCTGGAGTCCGAGACTCCCGAAGACCAGACCGAGGCGCGGCGATTGATCGCGCAGGGGCGAGAGGAGGCACGCAGATGAGTTTTGCTTTACGAATTGCCGAATCTGAAGCAGACAAAAAAATTGCAGATCAGATTGTGATTCAGCACCACAGCTATGTGGCCAGCGCCAGAACTGTTGGAAGGTGCCTGAAGTACATCATCAATTTTGAAAATCGAGACATTGGAACATTTTGGATTGGCAGCGGATTTAAACCAACTCCAAAATCTATCCTGATGCACTTTGGCAAAAGTCAAAAAGAATTTGACGCCATGTTTAACAATGTCGCAGACAACAAGCGATTTTGCATGGCCGAGAGAATCCCAAATATTGGATCACGCATTCTCAAACAAGTGCGTCAAAGAGCGAGACAAGATTGGAAAAATCGCTATGGCGACGATCTGGTGGCTATCGTCACCACAATTGGCAACGGAAAAACAGGCGCTGTTTATCTTGCAGACAACTGGAAAAAAATTGGAGAGACTGCGGGTTTACCTGCCGATCGTAAATCGGTGTCAATGAAATGGGATGATGCAGAAAGCATCAATCAAAAATTTGTAAAACCAACTGGCGAGAACAAAAAAATCATTTTGATTACAACGCGATTGGAGGCACGCAAATGAGTTTTGCTGTTGGCTTAATTGTTGGCTTTGTCGTTGGCGGTACGATCATGCATTTCGTACACGAATACATTGATTCCATGATTGAAGACGACGACGACAGCCGTTGGCTAGGCCGCACCTGTCCACCGTGCGACGGCCAATGTCGTCAAGGCCGGCATTGTCCATCAACATACAAATAAGTATCTTATGAACCTTGACTACGCTTATCCGACCGGCCAGGCCGAGCGCAACCTCAAAGACCTGCATAACGCCATGTTGGAGCGCCGGTACGCCGAGGCCCTTTTGGCTGGCGAGAACGCCATCGCCGACATTCGGATTGCTCTTGCCGCTATTCGAGATGAAAGGGAACGCCATGCAAAGTGACCGCGAATTGTTGGCGCTCTGCCTGCGCTACCTCACCGAAAGCCCGCGCCAGGCCTTCGACCGGGCGATGCTGGTTAGCACCATTGAAGAGCGCCTGAAAGGCGACCTCAAGAGCCAGCGTATGCAAGAGTTCTTGCAGCGCTTGCTCGACCCCGACGACCTCGGTCACGCTGTCACCGCCGAGGTTCGTCAGAAGGTGAGCGCGTTGCTCAAATGATTAGGAGGCAGTCATGCGACCGAATATCCTAGACTCGAAAT